TTTATTAAATTTAATTATCTGCATTATTGCATTGAGATTAGGAGAGGAATCGAACCTCTCCTTGTTCCAAACTAATCTATAGTACCACTAGTCATTCCCCTATTCATGTAATACTCTTTCTCCTTTCTTAACTCTTCATCTGATTGATGAACATCTACAACATGTAAGACATCTTCTTGGATGTAGTCTTCTCTCCAATCATTTAAGTCTATGTGAGCCATTGCACCACCATTATTACCCTCATCATCAGACTGAGGAATTAAGCAAGTACTATCATCCAGAAACAATGCTAAGGGAGAACTATGCCATTTAAAATTATCACACTCTTCTGGATTTAGATGTCTGACATTAATAATCTTTCTGCCTATTAAATGAGTAAAGTTTACTCTATACTTATTGTGAGGTAGGTTGTCTGTATAATCTTTAGCATTCTTTTTTACCTCTCTAAGCATTGCATTGAATTGATTTGGGTTTTTTGAATATTGCATTCCATAAAGTCCTAACTTATAGGTGTTCTTAGCTTCTTTAAGAAGTAGTTTGTCAGTTACCCATTCTCCAATATTTGCATTGTAGTATCCTTGCTTACTGATGAACTTCTTTGGATTCTTTCCTTGAGCAATCCATATTTGTTCTCTAATGTCCTTTAGAGCAAAAGGTTTGTCATCGAATTTATTAAATAGGTTGACAAAGATTTGTTGTTTGATTTTCATAGTTAAGATATATTAGTTAATGATTTTAGTGATTTTTTTAAGTGTTTGTGAGTATATATAGCAGACTGAAAGTGAAGATAACTCTCACCTAAATCTACTAACTCTTCCAGTAAATCTCTTGCTTGTTGTAGCTTTGCTTTAGCTACCTTTGGAGTCATTCTTAATTCAATTTCTTCCTCCTTACCACTATCATATCTTACATATAATTTTGGACTAAGAAGATTTAAATCATAAGATTTTTGTTCCAAGTATTCTTTGTCTTCTGATGACTCATAAAACTTGTTACCTCTACCAAGTTGAATTACCTCTTCTGATAATTCTGGTACATCCTTGAATAGATGTTCTTTGTAATATCTTGGAAAGTATCCTTCCAAGAAGTAGCAATCTACTACTAAGTTGTCTGCATATGGGTAATCTTTCATAGTTATAGGTTTAAAGGGTTAAATTCAGTTACAAAATAGTCTAATAGTTTTGCTTTAGATTCTATTCTGTTTTTATACAATGCATCTTGAGTAGCATAATATTTAGCACCACATTCATAAATTGTGATGACATTGCCATCTTCCATCCACTCATCAAATCTTTTTAGGAGTAGATTAAATTTAGCATTTTGTTTGTCTTTGAATTCTTGTGTCATAGTTATAGGTTAATAGGGTTAATGTTAATGTCAAGTGCTTCACTCATTGAATGCACATTCTCGATAATAATAGTTAATTCTTCCATAGTTATTTATTTAATTTAATTAAGTTAGGCTACAAATATACAAAAATTATCTAATATTCTACTATTAGATCCCTAATACTTTCATAATACTTTTAACAGAGGAGAATTAATTTTCTTTCATACTTTTTGCAAATAATTTCTATTTAATATTCAATTCACAAATCATAATCAAGTGTGAAATGATAGTTGATTTTTGTTTGTGTTTTGTTTAGTTGTAATTCAGTCGGTGAGGGGGTTAAGGGAAGGCTCTCTGTCTCTTCTCTTTTGTTTAACCAATTGAAGAGGGAAGGTTACAGATAGTGGAGGAGGAGTCATGTATACACCTAATTAACAAGGGATATGTAGAGGTATACTAACCTACTACCTACCTATGTCTTATAGGGGAGGGTAAATTCTGAAAAAATCTGGAAAAAAAAGTTGAAATGGTTTTTTAAACAAAAAAAAATAATCATTTTCTGTAGGGGCGGGGTGTATGTATAAGCACTAATAACCCTCAACCTCTATATATCTAATAACTAAAAAAAATTTTCAGTATCTTTACTAAATAAATTTATAGCTATGAATAAATCTGATTACATTGATGGGTTGTATGTTAAGAACGGAAGACTTATAAATGAACGACCAAACAGTATGACTGGAATTCAAAAAGCAGTATCTATTAAACGATCAGTAACTAACGATCGTAAGATAAATCAAGTTGCTGAAGCGATACAGTTAGCTGAAAATAAAAAGAACTTTAACGAATTATATTTTTAAAAAATATTTCTGTTTCTTTTGTTTTGAATTAAGGGGTTTAGAAATAAATCTCTTTTTTTTATATAAGTGTATGATAACTGACACAACTGTGACAACATAAATTTAAAATCGACACAACCTAACTAACTGATTCTTAGTACTTTTATTATTATAATTATTATTAATGTCGATAATGTCGATAAAATTACTATTATAAAAATAAAAAAAAAGTAAAGTATAGTAAAATATATATAGAGTATATAGAAGCTAAAAACATTGTCATTTGACATTTTGCTTTTTCACAAATTATACTATCTTTGTTTTGTAATCTAATTAAATTTAATTCAATGAGTGCACAAGGCTATATACCCAAAGACCTAACGTTTGATGAACTAGGTCGTAAACAATTAATCCAAGGAATTACTGCAATATCTAAAGCTGTAAAAAGTACGCTAGGCCCACGCGGTCAGACAGTACTTATAGAATCTCCCGATCATGTTGGTGGAATTACAGTGACTAAGGATGGTGTGACTGTAGCCAAATCAATATTTTTAGACAACCCAATAGAAAACCTAGCCATACAAATGATGAAGGATGCAGCAACTAGAACTGCTAACTCCGCGGGCGATGGGACAACTACTGCAATAGTACTAACCGAAGCGATTGTCAATGAGGGACAAAAACTATTAAAAGAAAACCATAACATCACCGAGGTTATTAAAGCAATCAACAAGCATTGTAATAAAATAATTAGTATACTTGAAAAAGATTCTAAGAAGATTACTCCTGAAACCCTTCTTGATGTTGCTACAATATCTGCGAACAATGACAAAGAGATAGGCCATATAATATCTGATGCTTATAAAAAAGTTGGTGCTAATGGTATAGTTACTGTAGAGAAATCACAGAACCACGAGACCTATGCAGAAGTGACTAATGGTATAAAAGTAGATCGAGGATACTCCTCGCCTATGTTCTTAAATAATCACCGTAAAGATGAGTGTGTGCTTGAAGATGTCTTAGTCTTAGTGTGTGATATAACAATCGACAACATACTGCAAATAGAGAACGTGCTTAAACCAATCATACAACAAAATAAAAAACTATTAATTATCGCACCATGTGCGGATAATGTGGTCAATACACTTGCAGCCAATGTAGTTCGTAATAATTTAAAAGTATGTACAATACTGCCACCACAGTTTGGCTACAAAAGTCACGAGCTGATGCAAGACATAGCGTTCGCGGTTGGTGCGAAAATATTCTCCGAACAAACTGGCGACGACTTAAGTCTAATAAACATGACTGACCTTGGGCATGTCGACAAAATAATTGTGAGTAAAGACTCCAGTGTGTTAATTAAGGATGCAGATATAAGCGAGGCAACACTCAACAGAATAGAAGAGCTAAAGGAACAACAACAGAACATGACAATTAAAAGCGATAAAGATTTTATAAATGAGAGAGTGGCAAGTCTAGCTGGTGCCATTGGTTGTATTTATGTCGGAGCTAATAGTGACGTTGAGCAAAAAGAAAAATTTGACCGAGTCGATGACTCGGTGTGCGCGGTGCGCAGCGCCTTGCAAGAAGGCATCATTCCAGGAGGAGGACTGGCACTGTACCATTGTGCTAGGTTTTTAAAAGAACAAATGCAGTCATACACACCATATCAGAACGAGCCGAACATACAAGTAGCTGGTGAGATACTGGCCGAAGCAATACAAGTTCCATTAAAGCAAATTATTATTAATGCCGGCCAAGATGTAAATGAGATAATTAGTAAATTCCAACTTATGGGTGGTAATATAGGGTACGATGTAAAGAACGAGGTGGTTGATGACATGTATGTGTTAGGTATAATCGATCCACTCAAAGTAACTAAGAATGCACTGGTTAATGCAGTGTCTGTAGCCACAACAATACTATCTACTAATGCAATAATAACACATAAACGAGCATGATCCCTATAAATAAATACATTATCATCGACACTATAGAAGAAGAGATAAAGACTGACTCTGGACTGCTACTATCGGCAAACGATATAAAAGATTTTAGGTACAAAAAAGGTAAGGTGGTGAAACCTGGAACTAATGTGAGTGATATAGAGGAAGGAGACATGATATACTACGACAAAATGTCTGGATATACTATGATAATAAACGACAAGCAGTATACTATAATTCTTGAGAGAGATGTCGTTGTTGTTTTATAAAATCATTCATCTCAATAATCGTGTTACGGTAGACCTTATCCATGTAACTAGCATCATTTCTGAATAAAGGGTTAGAGTGTGCAGTCTCCGCAATCTCCTCACCATTTAATTTTTTATAAATCATAGTTATAATGCGTTTAGCCTTGTAAGTTAACTCATAAAGTGTAGCCTTATTGCCCTGCCGCTTTCTCCACACATGAATCCAGTCGTCACGAAGAAGTCTAGCGAATCTAGGATACTCCCAACTCATAACCTCTTCATATTTTTTAAATTGATCTTTGTTAAATATATCCTCACTGTACAAAAACAATAACATTTCAAGATCAGGTGTAGATAATTTGTATTTAGCCTTTACCCAGTATCTAATTACTCTCCAATATTTTAAGTAATTATGTGAAGGTGTAATTCTAGATGTAGCTTTACGCTGATAAACGCCTTTAGATTTCATTAAATTAAAGTTAGTATATTTGTAAATATAATTATTTTAATAATAAAAATTATGGCTAAGAAAAAAGCATTAAAAAAAGCAGCTCCTAAAAAAGTTGCAGTAAAATCGCCAAGTGTAAAAAAAGAAAGTAAGAGAGTTATTATTTAATAATGGCTTTAAATAATTTCGTATCTTATTTGTCGAAAAGTAAAAAGAAAAGACCTGGAGTTCATAGTAAGAATGCTTCGCGTAGTCAAAATGGCTACAAAAAGTCTTACCGTGGACAGGGTAGATAAAAATTAATTTTAAAATTATGATGAACAAAAAACCTATGTTAAATGCAGTGCAAAAGCCAAAGATGGCGTACATGAAAAAGCCAAAGTTTAATGCAAAATTAAAATCGGCGGCAAAGTCTGGTAAGCTAGATAATAATCCTAAGTTCAAAGAGGTTGTTATGAAAAGCAAACCTAAAATGGCAATGAAGAAAAAACCTAAGATGATGGGTAAGAAAAAGCCTATGATGATGGGTAAGAAAAAGAAATAATGGACACTAAGAAATTACAAAAAATATCTAGTGAACTTAAAAAAGCTTCTGCTATGCATAAAGGACAAGCACTAAAGATTGATCGTATGTTAAAATCTTTAAAAAAGAAAAAATAAATGTCTTTTAAATTAAAAAATACCTACGAAATGTTTGGGTATAATAAAGATTTTAGTAATGGTGATAGACTTGTTACTGAAAAAAAATTACCTAAAGATGTTTATGGTCAAATAAATCCTAATGGAATTATTGAAATAAACAAAGATATTTCAGACAAGAATAAAAAACGTGCAGTTGCACATGAACAAGTTCACTTGAATCAAATGAACGAAGGCAGATTGCGATACGATCATAACAATTATTATTATAGAACGAGTAATGTTTCACCTATACAAGTTATACCAGTATCAGAAATTAACACTAAGGACAGAGACTTACCTTGGGAAAAACATAGTTAAATTTAAATATAAATAAATCATGGCAAAAAAAGTAAGTTGGAAATGGGGTGGTAAAACATATAGTGGAACTTTAATTAGAGAAACTAAAACCCATAAGTATGCACGTACTCATAACGGTAAAGTCAAAACAATAAAAAAATAATGCCTATTGCTAAAACCACAGGTAAAGGTGGAAACTATAGGTCCACATCTTCTGGTGCAGGCATGACTCCTAAAGGAATTGCTGCATATAAAAGAGCAAATCCTGGTTCAAACCTTCAATCAGCTGTAACTGAAAAGAAACCTAGCAAGATGAGATCAAAAAGAAGATCATCATATTGTTCTAGGTCTTTAGGTCAAATGAAAATGCATAACATCAGTTGTTCTAAAACACCAGACAAAAGAATTTGTGCAGCTCGTAGACGCTGGAGATGTTAAAAAAAATATTATTATATTTGTATATAAACTTTATATTATGAAAAAACAAGGATATAATTCAAGATTAGATGAGTCTTTAGGTGCAAAGCATGGGAAAAAATCTCAATCTTATAAAGATCGTAGAGATGAATCAAAAGCTATGTCTAAAAAAGAATATGGACATTCTTATGGGGGAGACTCTGGAATGTCATACAGACATTCATCTAGCTGGAAAACACATGGTCATTTAAAATAATGGCAAAGGGCTTTATACAAAATGTTTTCCAAGGAGCAAAACGAAGAGGTACTCTTGGTGATTGCACAGGAAAAAAATTTGGTAGCAACAGTTGTCCAGTAGGAAGTAAAAAATATAATTTTGCGAAAACAATTCGTAAAATAAATAAAAAATAATGGCTAAGAAAAAAATTAAATTAGTTAATAAAAAAATTACTAAACAAGATCCTCCTTCAGCAGGTTTTGTAGAGTGGCATGATAGATCACAGGAAATTAAAGATAGAATGGCTGCAAGACAGGTTGCAATAGCAAAAGAGCTTAAAAAGAAAAAATAAATGGGCAAGTTATTAGTTAAGATAGGACATTGGATTCAGAAAGTTTGGAAAAAACTTTTATGTAAATGGAACTGGTTAGTATCAAAACTAATAATTAATGTTAAAGAATGTCCAGTCGCACAGTGTGTTTGTAAAAAATAATTATGAAATCAAGAGGACTAGGCGATAGTATAGAAAAATTTACCAAGGCTACTGGTATTAAAAATGTAGTCGAAAAAGTGACTAATGGCGATTGCGGTTGCAACAAGCGTAGAGATACCTTGAACCGTATTTTTCCATACGATAAGTAAGAGATTTTTAACCCTCTAAATTAAATAAAATGGCGTATCCTAAAATTACCGTTAACACGGGACAAGCACTTATAGTAGTGCCAAGTGACACAATTCCAATACCAAATCCAAATTTTATAGCAGCTACAGGTGTGGGCAATCAAGTTGACAATGGAATAAATACTTCTGTTGTAACAAATAAACTGGTTGACACTGGTGCAACATGGACAGCAACAACTCCACCACTCCCAGTGGTTGTAGGTGATGTTGTTTACAACACCACAACTCCAGCAAATGCCGCAGTAACAGCTGTAGATTCTGCTACACAACTAGCTTTTGGTAGTAATATTTTTCAAGCAACACCCGAAAACTACTTAATAGTAAGACAAAATGCACTAGTAGATGATGAAATAGATTTTGTAGCTAAAGGAGTTAAGCCTGGAGATATAGTTTTAAATACTGATAATCCAGGGATTGCTACAGTTTCAGCAGTCGTGGGTATAGATGAATTAACTTTAAGTGCTAATATATTTGGTACAAACTCTACATACGATGACAACTTTAGAATTTATTCTCAGTCAGAAGGTGGATCAAGTTATCCTGCATATGGTGGTGTAAATGGAGGAGTTGCAACGTCTTCAAACAATGAAGGTTGTTTAATATATGTCGGTGATGCTACAGCAGCAACAACGATAGCTACACAATTTTATAATGTAACAGTAAGAACAGTCGCTGGCGATATAATTACTTTTCACAACTGTCAAGTAGGTTCATACTTACCATTGCAATGTGTACAAGTAATGGCTACTGGAACTACAGCAGATAAACTTATAGCGATATGGTAGGAAAAGTAAATTTTGTACAAACAAATAGTTTGTTAAATAATAAAATCACGTTTAATTACGTTTATGTAAAAAAATAAATACAATGGGAAAATTAAATCCACAAAGCAAGTTTAGTTTAAGTATTAAAGAGCTAATTGCGGGAACTCTTGGAATTAGTTCTTTACTAGCTGTATTTTTTTCACTTCAATCTGAAATAGCATTAGCTAAAGAACTTCCTTTGCCAGAAATTACAAAAGTTGAATTGTCTTATAAAGATGAGTTAATAAAAAATGATTTTAAAAATATGCGAGATGATATATCGGATATTAAAGAAGACATAAAGTATATTAAAGATTACATAATAAGAAATAAAAAATGAAAAAAGAAGTAGGGCTAGATATAGATGGAGATGGTAAGCCAGATTTAAGTTTAGATTTAAAAACATTAATATTGGTAGTTGGTGGAATTATAAGCATAACAATGACTTATTCTACATTAACAAAACAAATTGATTTAAATAAAAAAGAAATAGAAATTGCAAAACAACTTCCGCCTGCTAAATCGCACGAAATATTAGAACAAAAAATAATTTTTTTAGAAGATTATATTGAAAAACTTGAACAAAATCATGATAAAAGAATTGATCAACTAGAAAAAAAAGTTTATAAAAGATAATGAGGCACATAGATAAGATAATAGTTCATTGTTCTGCAACTCCTGAAGGAAAACATTTTAGTGCAGAAACTATTACATCTTGGCACAGAAAAAGAGGATTTTCTGACATAGGCTATCATTTTATAATACATTTAGATGGTTCTTTTGAATATGGGAGAATGGTAGATGTTCAAGGTGCTCATTGTAGAGGACAAAATAAATCGAGCATTGGCCTATGTTATATTGGTGGCATGAACGACACTATGGAAGAGTGGGTGGATACTAGAACTGATAAACAAAAAGATTCTTTAGTAGAACTTTTAAGTTTATTAAAAAAATTTCATCCTAAAGCGGAAATATTTGGACATAGAGACTTTTCTGACAAACCTTGTCCTAGTTTTAATGCAAGAGAAGAATATAAATATATATGTAATGATTTATAAAATGAACAGAAATAGGATGTTGCAGTTTTTATTACATGTTTTAATATTAATAGCAATATCTTCTGTAACCTTAATTCCTTTAATATTTCAAAAATGAAAGATATATTAGCAAAGATATTTGGTGGAGCCGCTGTGGGAGTAGCTCAAAAACTTGGAAGTGTTGTAGATAAGTTTGTACATACAAAAGAAGAAAAAGCAGCTTTTGAAAAAGAAATGACGGAAATATTTATTAATGCTGAAGCTAAACAACAAGAAAATGTAACAGAAAGATGGAAGGTTGATTTACAACATGGCAATAAGTTAACAAGAAGCGTTAGACCTCTCGTTTTAATCTTTTTAATTGTGTCTACAGTTTTGCTTATATTTGTTGATGCAGGATTTATTAACTTTACAGTTGATAATGAATGGAAGGAACTTTTAAAATTGCTTTTAATGACTACAGTTGCTGCATATTTTGGTGGGCGTAGTTATGAAAAAGGACAAAAAATAAAAACTAAATAATATGGCAAGAATTAGTACTTACCCATTAGACACCAAGCTAGTCGGTTCCGACTATCGGGTTGGATCAGACGCCAATAGTAGTTTTGCTACTAAAAACTTTACCATAGAGTCTGTAGCAAAGTTTATGAATAGGGAGGCTGTTCAGTCACAAGCCATAAGATTTGTATATACTAATACAGTGCCTGTTGAAGCTGGAAGTTTATCATTTAATCCACAAGGAAATGATAATGTATCTTTTTCTGGAATAACAGGATTTAAAATTAGCAAATTTGCCTTAGTAGAGCCTACAACTGATATTTCTGGGTATTATGAAACTGGATTATTGGGTGCAGATGTATTAGTCACACAATGTGATGACATATCTAAATGGGCTATTTTTACTTGGAATACCGCTACAGTAGATGCAAGTGGTAACTTTTACGACATAGCTGTTACTCATAAGAACAGTCAAAATGGCTTAACAGCAAACAAAGATTATTTTATATCTTTGCTAAGTATACCAGGGACATCTGATGCAAACTTTACATTTGCATTAACTGGCTCAAATCAATACACTGTTGTTCATGGTTTGAACAAGATTCCATCAGTAACAGTTTTAACAGGATCAATTGCAAGTCCTGGAGAAGAAATTTTTTGTGATGTTGATTTTGTTGACAACAATCAAGTAACATTAACATTTGCACAACCTGCAAACCCAGGTTTTACTGGGGTTGTAACATTTAATTAAAATAAAAAATTATGGCAATAAAATATTTATCTAATATTAATCTTGATAATAACGAGCTTAAAAGCTTTATTGTCGATAATCAATCATCTAACCCAACTGGGTTAGCGGGTGAAGGACAACTTATTTACAGAACTGACACAAACGAACTTTACTATCACACTGGTAGTAATACATGGGTTGCTATATCTTCTGGTATGGTGACTTGGATTTTATCAGCAGATTCTGGAACCAATCAAACAATAAACAACGGAGAAATTGCCACTATAAATGGTGAAAGTGGATTTATAACCACAACAGTAGGAGCAACTAGAAAGGTTGAAATTACAATGGATGATCAGATAACAGCAGCTACTGTTGCACATCCAGTAAGTATTCAGTTCAATAAAAAAGGACAAATTATAGCAGCAAGTGCAGGCTCTACTCCAATAACGAGTTTTACTATTTCTGATACTGTAACACCTGCTGCCGGCACACAAACTGTCGTAAATGGAAATACAATAACATTTGCACATAATACAGGATTAACATCTGTAGTATCAGCTACTGACACTGTTACATACAATTTAAAACTAGATGACTTGCCAGACATGACTCAAACTTGGGTTGGCGCTGATGAATTTATAGTTTTAGATGGTACAGATCAAAAAAGAAAAGCAAGTAGTGAAATTCCTATTAACTTACTAGGTTCACCCGCTGCTAACTTAGATATTAATACAAATAAACTTATAAATGTAACTAACCCTACAGATGCACAAGACGCAGCGACAAAAGCATATGTTGATGCCGCTGTAACTGGACTTTTAGAATTTAAAGGAGGATTTGATGGTAGTACAGGTAAGGTTGCAGGAACAACAGACTTTTTAGACAGTAGAGGTACACAGATTGCATGTGCAGTCGGTGATACTTATGTTGTAACTGTAGATGGTACTTTTTATACTGAAACTGTAGCAGTTGGTGACACATTAATATGTCAAACTGCAACTGCAGCTGGTGCTGGAGCATTAACCGACTGGATTACTGTTCAAAATAATATAGGTATAGCAACTGCAACGACACCAGGTATTGCTAGTTTTCCTACAGCTGGAGGAACTACTGTTACCGCTGCTGGAGCAGTATCAATAAAAACTCAAAGTGGCTTAACTGCCGCAACATATGGTGATGCAAATACAGTTGGCACATTTACTGTAGATGGAAAAGGTATAATTACTGGCGCGGCTGATGTTGATATAGCAATTACCGCATCACAAGTAACAGACTTCTGTACTGAAGTGCAAACATGTGTAGGTACAAATTTAAATTATGCAGTTGACATTGGAGATGGCTCAACTAACCCTATTATTGTAACTCATAACTTAGGAACACTAGATGTGATTGTACAGTTAGTATTAAAGTCTACTGGCGAAACAATTTATGCAGATACAGTTAGAAACAGTACAACACAAGTAACTATAACTACTACAACAACTTTAACTTCTGCTGAAGCTAGGATTTTGGTAACCGCTGTGTAAAACATTAACTTTACTCACATGGCGATTAGATTCTTAAGTAGCGGAGACATAAATGGTGCTTTAACCATAAACTCTACCGTCACTTTAAATAAAACCAATAATGTTATTAATATTCCTAGTTTAGCCGATAATGGAACTTTTCTAGAAATTACACAAGTAGGAAACGAAACTTGGGAGTTTAAATGTGAATCACTAAGTGGATCACTAGATGGTGTTACTATAGGTACTACTCCAGGTAAAGTTGCGTTCGATGAAAATGGACAAATTCAAAGTATACAACTATTAGATGTAGCAACCGCTGGGGGAAGACTTACAGGCTTTAGTAATAGAGGTTATTTATCATCTATTCATTTAGAACAAACTGCTACTAATACAGATGGGGGATATGTTAGATTTGAAACTGCTCCTTCTGGTTCTACAACAGGTGTAGAAAGATTAAGAATTACAGACACTGGAGCTATATCTGTAGGCTCAACTGGAACTAACTATGGATCATCTGGTCAAGTATTAACATCTGGTGGTAATTCTAACCCTACATGGTCATCTCCTACTACAGGGACAATTACAGGTAGTGGAACAGCAAATAAAGTTACTAAATTTACTGGTGCTTCAGCTATAGGTGATGGCCCTATAACTTTTGCAACTAATGATTCCACTTTTGCAGGGGATATTTTACCAGCAGCAGAAAATGCTCAAAATATAGGAAGTGCTTCTGTAAGATGGGAAGATTTATATGTAGATGATGGGTTTATAAGAATTGCTTATATAGATACAAAAATTATTCACACTGGAGATGATGATAATTTTATAGAGTTTGGAACAGATACAATATCAATATCTAAAGAAGCAACTTTTGCAGGACAAGTTAATTTAAATAATAATAATAAAATAACTTTTGATAAAGCTAACACAGCAGGAGGTGGTGATTTTAATTTTATTGAAATGGGTTATAATGGCTCTTGGTCAGGTAATCAAGGAGGTATAGCTGCAATTGAAGTTAATGATAATGCAGGTACTGTTGGTAAATATGGTATCACTTTTGGCACGGGTGGTGGTAAATTTATAGTAACAGATTTATACGATGGTGGTTATGGTGCAAGTGGTGATGTTTTTTCAGTAAGAGGAGATGGTTTAGCAACTTTTGCAGGTCAAATTAATGGTATAGGAGGTAACGCAGGTGCGCCATCATATATATTTGAGGGAGATGATGATACAGGGTTATTTCATCCAGCATCAAACACAATAGCTTTTAGCACTTTTGGTAATGAAAGAATGCGTATTAAATCAGACGGAAATATTTTAGTAGCAGACACTAGAAGAATTCAATTTTACAACACTGATCAATATATAGGTGCAATATCAACTAATGATTTAGAAGTAGTAGCTGGCGATGATATAAATTATAGATCTAATTTTAGTAGATTTTTTAGTGGTACCACTGAGCATTGTAGAATATCAGGACTTAGTAATCAAAACAATTGGATTGCAAATGGTACTGGTGGAAAATTAGGAATTGGATTAACTAATCCAACCAGGACATTAACAGTATTAGATAGAGTAAACATCAAAGCAAGTTCCACAACAGGTAATGCTAATTTACTTTTTGGAGACAGTGGTGATGATGGTATAGGGCAGATTAAATATGACAATAGTAATAACTCAATGCAGTTTCAAGTTAATAACTCTATTGCTGCAACTATTCTAAGTAATGGAAACATAGGAATCGGTTATACATCACCTGGTTATAGTTTAGAAATAGCAAGTAGTGGTTCTGCTGGTAGAGCTAGAGTGTATGCTGATGGAAATGGAGCAATATATTCAGCAAATGGAGATGTTCAGCTTTGGACAAATAACACAGCTTATGCTATAAATTTTTATTCAGCAAATAAAGCTGCAAAAATACTTGCATGTACAAATGCTGGATCTGTAACAGTTACTGGTGATCTTGTAGCTTACGGTTCTCCTTCAGATAAAAGATTAAAAGAAAATATAAAACCTATCGAGTCAGCTTTAGATAAAGTAGAAAAACTACAAGGTGTAACGTTTGATTGGAAAGAATCAGATAGTATATTAGATATAAAAGAAGATATAGGGTTTATAGCTCAAGATGTTCAAGAAGTTATACCAGAACTTGTAAGAGAAAATGAAGATGGCAAATTATCCATGAGACATCAAGGTGTAATACCTATACTGGTTGAAGCTATAAAAGAACAGCAAAAACAAATAAATAAACTCGAAGAACAAATCAAAAAAATGTCTTCTTAGAATTAACTATCTTTGAATAAATATAAAATATGGCAATTAAGTTTCTAAGTAGTGAGAATATAGCTGGAGATATAGATGTTACTTTACCTAAAAATGGCATAACATACTTAGCAGTAACAAATTTAAATACTGGAGTTTCCGCGAACGCGCGCGTGCAGGTAGTAGGAGAATCGGCACAACTTGACCTTATTGCTACAAGCGCTGGCTATACTGGAGTTACAGGATGGGCAGATTCAGGAATAATATCTACAGACTCTGGTGCTAGTGGTGGTTTAAAACTTAACTCACAAGCTGGAGGAATACAATTACAAACAAATGCAACTTCACAAGTAATAATGGATGCTAATGGTTTAGTAGGTATAAAAATGTCGCCTAATAATGCGGTTATATTATCGGTCAGTGGAGCTATTGGCCCAACTCCAGGAACACAATCAGATCCTACATATACATTTTTTGGCGATCCAGATACTGGAATGTTTCATAGTGGAACTAACACACTAGGTTTTACCACTGGTGGAACAACAAGATTATCAGTAAGAGCAGCAGGAATAAATGTAATAGGAGAAACAGAAACAGATACATTAAAGGTTACAGGCAGTACAGAATTTACTGGTGGTGCAACTTTTGAAGGAGATGTAAACATTACAACTGGCACAACAGATTCTGACATAAAATTTAATGTGACAGGTCAAAGTTATGTTGTAGGTATTGATTATGATGATAGTAAAAAATTTAAAATTGCTAGTTCTTCAAATTTAGGAACGCAAGATAGAGTAACTCTTCTTAGTACAGGAAATGTAGGAATTGGAACTATAACGCCTGGTGATAAATTACATATTGAGGGTGGTGTTATAATACAAAATGGAAATAATTTGCAATGGGGTGGTTTGTATTCTGCTAATGCACCAACAATTTTTGCATCAACTGATTATATACAATTTGCGCCAACTGGTGCGTCTGGTGTTGCAAGTAATTCAATGAAATTAACTACAACTGGATTAGGAATCGGAACGACTAATCCTAGTAGTAAATTAACTGTATCAGGTCCAACTACTGCTGATTTAACTGGAACAAATAATTCTATAAGAATAGAAAATCACACCTCCGCTAATGCATCCCCAGCTCAACTTGGTAATGGAATTGTTTTTTCTCAAAAATGGTGGTCAGGTAGTGCTAGTCTACGTGTAACAGGTGGGATATTTGGTAAAAAAAACGCAGGAAATGGTAGTTTTGGAGNTNNNTTAGCTTTTTACACACAACCAAATTCAGGCGCAGATATGGCTCAACATATGGTTATAAGAAGCACTGGAGAAGTTGGAATCGGAACGGATTCTCCTGGAACTAAATTACAAGTTGCAAACGCTGGTGAGGTAATAGTTAGGTCATCAATGACAGCAGCTGATGGTTTTAGAGGTGGTTTTGAAGCTGACAACCAACATACTGGAGGTACTATTTGGTCAATGTTTTCCACTAATAATAGTGATGGTTATTTTGGTGGTGGAAAATATGTTATAGCTAACGAATCTATGGGTGGTGTTGATGCAAACACTACTGCTCAATTTGTTATAGATGGATCAGGAAACGTCGGAATCGGAACGACTGCGCCTTCAGGAGAATTAATGGTAAGAAAAGACCAAGCAGGAAGCCCAACAAGAATAATTGTAAGTAACAACGGAACTGTTCAATCAGGAACAACTGCAAGATTGTCTTTTTATGAAGGTACATCAGAAAAAAATTATATTGAAAGAAGAAGGGATGGGTCTGGACAACTAGCCTTTAAAACACCTGCAGATGACAATCCTATTGTTTGGGAAAATGCAAGTGGAGAGTTTATGCGATTTAATAATTCAAGAGTCGGAATCGGAACGACTTCGCCTCAGTTTAAATTAGACGTAAAATCAAACAGTGATACAGCACCCAGTGCATATTTGAGAGGTGGTAAATCTTCACAAGGAGAAATACAAAATACGGGTTTAATTGTAGGTACTCAAACAGATATGGTAGCTGGTGATTATCAAGGTATAAGTTTTACTGGATATACAAGTTCGAGTGCTATCAGAAGAGGTAGAGCTGCAATTGGTGTAGAAGCTGTAAATGGGCCTGGTAAAATGGATTTAGTATTTATGGCTAAACATCAAGATGATGGTTCTCAATTACTTGCCGATGATACAAAGATGATTATCAAGGGCTCTCTTACATCTAATAAACAAAGTAGGGTGGGTATTGGTTATGATTTTGTTACAAGCAAGATTCACGAGCCAGAAGGAACTAATTCTATAGATGTTTACGGAACTGGATTTTTTGGCTACCAAGATTTTAGAGATCATGATACATACCCACCTCAAAAAGTGTTAGTTCTTAGAGGTGCTCCAGCTAGTGGAGCTTATGCTCAAAGTAGATTTAATTGGTACACAAAAAGTGGTACAACTTCTAATGGAATAGCTGCAATACAAATAAAATCACAATACGGAGCCGACGCTGAGTCAGGTGTATTATTTCATTTTGGCGGTAATGGAAACGTAGGAATCGGTTCGGATTCGCCTAGTGCTAAACTAGATATTAAAGGGGATGGTGCAGACATATTTTTGCAATCAAATGATTTTAAAATAGCTCGTATTCAACCTAGAGGAACTGGTGGTAATTACGACATAGGTTTATTTTCATTATTTAGTGGGTCAACAGAAAACGTTCGTATAGATGCTGGAGGTAATTCATGGTTTAATGGAGGAAACGTAGGAATTAATATTACAAACCCAGGTCAAAAATTAACTGTTCAAGGTGATGGTTCAGGAACTTCAGATGTGGTTAGAATAATTCATGGTAATGGTAGTCATACTGGTAATGGGTTAAGTATACGATCGGCTAATACAGGTAAAGCAATATATGTTGATGGTAGTGTAGGTGCAGGATTTGCTGAAATTACTACAGCATACAATGCTAATCCAAATATACGAACTTCAGGAGATGTCGTGGCATATGCTTCTTCTGATAAAAGATTTAAAGACAATCTTGAAGTTATACAAAATCCAATAGATAAAATCCATAAATTAAATGGATATACATTTGATTGGAATGACAAGCAAGATGTCTACAAAGGAAAAGACTATGGTGTTGTTGCACAAGAAGTAGAAAAAGTTATGCCAGAGCTTGTTGACACAAGGTTTGACGGATACAAAGCAGTGAAATACGAAAAGTTAGTACCTTTATTGATTGAAAGCATAAAAGAATTAAAAGCTGAAATAGAAGAACTTAAAAAACAAATTAAATAATGGCAATTAAATTTTTAAGTAGTGGGAATGTATTAGGAGGATTAGTTGTAACTAAACCATCAAATGCGTCTGTAGAAATAGCTAAATTTCAAATTGATGGCACGGGTGGTTCATATGGCAGTTTATCTTTTGTTTCAATAGTGCCAGGTTCTGGAAACTTTGCTACTCAATTAAGACTTCACACTAATAATCTTGGTGCTTTTCATTC